TCACGAATGCAGACCCTTGCGCGGGTCATGGCCATCGGGCGGTGACCATTTTTCGAGGAAGGCCTTGAGGGCCTCATCACTCGACGGCAACGCGACCATCAGCCTGACCAGCTGGTCGCCGCGCTTGCCCTTGCTGCCCGCAAATCCCTTGCCACGCAGACGCAGCAAGGTTCCGGTCGAGGAGCCGGGCGGCACCCGCACATCAACCGGACCGTCAATGGTCGGCACGCGCACCTTGGCACCCAGCGCCGCTTCCTTGAGGCTGATCGGCAGCTCAAGACGGACATCATCGCCCGCGCGCGAAAAGAATTTGTGTTCGGCGACCTTGATCTCGATCAGCGCATCGCCCGGCTCGCCACCCATGGCAGAGGCCTCACCCTGACCGCGCAGGCGCAGCACCTGGCCATCACTGGCACCCGAGGGCACCGCGACATCGAGCGTCCGTCCGCCCGGCAAGCTGACCCGGTGCTTGCCGCCCTGGGCCGCCTGCATGAAATCGACGGTCACGGTCTGGCGCACATCAGCCCCCTTGCGCGGGGCCTGCCGCTGGCGTCCGCCACCGCCCTGTCCGCCAAAATCGGTGAACAGGTCGGAGAATATATCCTCAAACCCGCCGCGGCCCTGATGGCGCGACTGGCGGAAATTGAACGGCTTGCCGCCTGGGCCGCCGCCCATGCCTCCCATCCCGCCCATGCCCGGATGGAAGCCGGCCCGCGCCGCAGCGTCATATTCGGCCCGCTTTTCCGGGTCGGACAACAGTTTGAAGGCTTGCGAGACGTGTTTGAAACGCTCCTCGGCGGCGGCATTGCCGGGATTGGAATCGGGATGCAGCTCCTTGGCCAGCTTGCGATAAGCCTTGCGGATTTCGTCGGCGGTCGCCGTTTTGGAGACGCCGAGCGTCTTGTAGGGATCGTCCATACCCGTCTTGCCTTGCCGGTAAAGCCTGTCGGCCGCGAAGGCCATGCTTCATGTAAGGGGCTTTGCGACTGATATCAAAGCACAGCTCACAGATCGACCTCAGCCTCTGCCACCTGCCCGGGGCCGACGCGCGCCGACAGCTGCGCCACCCGCACGGTCAGATGATCGGGCACAGCCCCGAATGCCGCGACCAGATCGCTGTCGGTGAGTGTGAGAGACGGGGCCGTGAGGCCGTCCAGCAGATGCACATTACCGGCATCATCCAGCTCAACCTGCCAGGCCTCGCCCGCCTCGCCCAGCGGCACGTCGGGCGCCGACCAGTCATCCCCGCCGATACGGGTCTGCCGGATCCAGCTCAGGTTCAATGTGCCGGCGGTGCGTGTGTGGGCGAGATGGACCGGGGCCAGCGGTGTCAGGTCGGAGGCGACCGGCGGCACCTCGCGCCGGGTCGCGGCATCATCGCCCGGCGCGAAGCCGGCAGCGACGGCGACGGGTTCGAGCGGCACACCGCGCTCGTGCGGGGCCAATGTCAGCGCCTCACAGGCCGCATCCAGCACGACCAGACGGGCACCACTGACGGCTGTCCGTGACACACCATTGCCCAGCCCGCGCAACAGGCCGGTCAGCTGATAGCGCCCGGGCGCCTGCAACTGCGCATCGCAAAAGCCGATCACCTCCCAGACGCCGGGCGCGGCCTCGATGGCGATCCGGTTGGCCCCGTCCAGCACGGCGGCCGGGTCGGCACTGGCCAGCGTGCCCCAGTCCAGATCGAGCAGCACCGCATGGGCCCGGTCCCAGCGACCGACCGGCCCGGCGGGCAGGTCCCCGGCCAGCCAGCCAAGCCTCGCCGGACGGGTCAGGGTCACGGCGTGACGGTCAAACAGATGGATATCGACAGCGCCCGGCCATGACTGCGCCCAGGCGGCCACAAGGGGACCGTCCCGGCTCTCACCGGACTGGAGCGGCAGGTCGAGTAACTCCAGGGCCGGGCGCATTGACGTGCCGGGCAGAGCCGGGTCGGCTCCGGTCTCGCCTGCCGCAACGGTGACAGACTGCCCTGTCGGTCGGTGCAGGCGGGCCTGACGCACGGCGTCACCCTCCAGCGCCGCGACCTGCCAGACCGCGTCATCGACCGCGATCCGGTCACCCACCTCCACCGCCAGGAATTCGGGCGGCAGGACCAGATCGAGCCGCTCGGCCTGCGCGTGAACTGCCAGCAGGCGGTCGCCGCACCAGCGCCGGGCGGTATCGGCATCGGCAATCACCGGCACGATGAGCGAGCGTGTCGCCACCGTCCCCAGCGTGCCCCGGGCCGAGGCATGGCCGGTGCGATAGCTGGCGCGGTCGTCGTAAAAGCCCAGAGCGATATCACGGACAAGGTCCAGCGGAGCGGGATGGACGCGGGTGACGCTGTCCTCGCCCGTATCGACCGGGTCGGTGAGAGTCAGTGTATCGGCACCGCTCGCCACCCCGGCGGAGACAAAGCGCACACTGTCGGCCCCCTCGAGGACGGAGACACCCAAAAGGTCAAGCAATGGCGCCAGCGCGTCACGCGCCGGCATTGGCCGGTCCATCACATAGCCGGCGACCAGATCATGGGTGGCGGACACGTCGCGTTCGGCCAGACCGGCCGCATCGCACAACTCGTCAATGATGCGCGCGACCGGGACCAGCCCGGCGCGGCCATTGAGCCAGTGGCCCAGCCGCCAGTTTTCCCCGTCCGACCAGATTTCCGAGCGCGCCGGGAAGTCCGGCCAGGGTCGCGCATCGAAGGCCCAGACATGGGTCCACTCCGGCTCGATCATCGGGCCGCCATACAGCGCCGAGACCGGATTGGCGGCCGGATCATCCCAGTGCGCCAGCAGGACTTCCAGATAGCGCCGCTGGATCAGGTCATCGCGTGCGCCGGTGGAGTGATGGGGCGGTGCGCTCTCGGAGCTTTTCGGATCGATGAAGACATTGGGCTGATTGGCCCCCTTGTCGACCGCCGGACAACCGGTCTCGGTCAGCCAGATGGGTTTCGAGGCCGGGATCCAGCTTGTGGGTGCGACCGCGCGAACCCCGCCGGGCCGGTCGTGATGGGCGTTCGACCACCAGCCGATGAGGTCCTTGTAGCGCCAAACCCAGTCCTCGCCATGCACCGCATCGCTGATCGGCGTGCGCAGCTGGGCGTCGCGATCCTCCGGCGAGGCGTAATACCAGTCATGCCCCTCCCCGCCCGTCACCTGGCTGGCGAGATAGCTCTTGTCATGCGGGCCCAAGGCCTGCGCCGCGTCGAGATGGTCATCGCCGTCGCGCCAATCGGCCAGCGGGATGTAGAAATCGATCGCCACGGCATCAATCGCGGGGTGGGACCAGAGCGGGTCGAGATGGAATATCTTGGCCCCACCGCCGCTTTGATGACCGTGATACTCGCTCCAATCGGCCGCATAGGACAGACGCGTGGACGGGCCGAGCAGGCTGCGCGCCTCGGTCGCCAGCGCGCACAGCGCCGCGACCGCCGGATAGTTCTCACCGGCCCCGGATGTGGTCAGCGCCACCATTTCCGAACCGATCAGGAAACCGTCCACGCCGCCCGCCGCCTTTGCCAGGGCGGCGCAATGCAGGATGAAACGCCGATAGCGCCACGCGTCCGGACCGGCATAGCTCACCGTCCCGCCATTAACCGTGAAATCCGTCGCCTGCGCGGTCCCGAAAAAGGCGTCCACCTGAGCCGCAACACTGCCCGCCCCGGGCCGGATACGGCCGCGCCAGGGATAGGCGGGCTGCCCGCTACCGCCATCGGGGTCCGGCAGGGAATTGCCGTCAGCGATGTCCATCAGGATGAAGGGGTAGAGCGTGACCGCAAAGCCGCGCGCCTTGAGCGCCCCGATCAGCGCCACCACACCGGCATCATCCGGCGTGCCGCCATAGACCGGACGGTCATCAATCCGGCCGACCAGCCAGGCCGTGTCGCGCTCGGCGCCAGCCGCGCGCCAGGCTGTCGGGCGCGTCTCAGTGTCGCGATCCTCAACGCCGGGCCGGATCTCGCATTCCCCGCAGCGCAGGTCATCGCCGAACCAGGCCAGCACGATCTGCACCGAGCGGCAGGCCGGCAGGTCGCGTTCCAGATCATCGAGCGCGGCCAGCACATCACTCAGGCCGCGGGCATTATTGCGATTGACGGCTGTCTCCGCACCGGGCCCCTCCAGACGCATGACCGGGTCCGGGCTCAACGCGAACTCACCGCAGCCGGGGATGAGATTGACGCCGCGCACCTGCTGCTCCAACCCGTCCGATCCGACACCGCGAAACACCTCGACCGACAGATTGGGCAGGCGATGCCCGAACTCATCCAGCGGCAGGTCTTCGAGCACCAGATAGGCGGTGCCCCGAAAACCCGGCGCGTCAGGGCCTTCGATCGCGGTGATCAAGGGGTCGGGCAGCTGGTCGTCGCGGCCAGCATGCCAGCGCACCGGATAGCGTGACTGGTCGAGCAATGCCCCATTGGCCCAGATCCGCCCGATCCCGGAAATCTCGCCCTCACACAGACCGACGGCAAAGGAGAGCGAATAGGTGAAACCGGTCTCCTTCGGCCCGGACTTGCCGCCGCCGGAGGTCTGGGCGTGCTCGGTGAAACGGGCGGCCCAGATCACCTGGCCGGCCAGACGGGCCCGGCCCCAGACCTGGGGCATGGCAGCGCCATCGGTGGAGGTCTGGACCGGCAGTTCGAGCAGGCGCGGCCCCTCGCGTCCGGGCAGCAGCGAATTGATCGCCGCGCTGGCCGCGATCCGTCCCAGCGTCGGCAGGGCAGCGCGGGCCGCTGTCAGGGCAACCCGGCCGGCAGTCAGGACAAGTTGGGCCATGTCATCTCCTCGCGGGGTTCGGCAGGGGGCAGATCGGGAAAGGCGAAGGCAGCAACCAGTCGGCGCTGCCACCAGGGTGTCAGCGCGGTCTCGACGACGCTGCGCCGCCAATAGGCGTGGATGATCCGGTCGCGCTGCGACAGCACTGCGCAATGACGCGCCGTCCCGCCGGGCCGGTCGGCAAACAGCAGCACATCGCCCGGGCGCGGACTGTCCTTGTCGATCTCCACGAAATGGGCACAGACCGCCGCCATCAGCGCTTCGGCGAGCGGTGTCCCGGCGACATCAGGGCCATAGGGCGGAACGGTCTGCGCTTCCTGGCCGTAAAGCGTCCGCCAGATCCCGCGAATGAGGCCCAGACAGTCACAGCCCGCGCCCAGGCAACTGGCCTGGTGACCATAAGGCGTGCCGATCCAGCGCCGCGCTTCGGCCAAGGCCCGAACACGGGCCTGAACACGGGCGGTGACGTGGGCGGTGGCGCGCTTGCCCCGCCTCATCCGACCAGCCCCCGGGACGAGCCATCGCGGACCGGCTCGCTGGCCGGTGAGGCCTGCAGCACATCATTGCCGACCATGTGCGGGAAGCCGCGAAAATTGAGCGTGTTGGCGAAACGGTCGCGGCAGGTGGTGAAAGCCTGGTCACAGCCCAGCGCAAAACCGGGATGGCTGCCATCCACCGAGCAACGATGATCACCCAGCACCGCATCACAGCGACGGGCAAAGACCCGGCCGCAAACCCGGCCCAGCCGGTGGGCAAGACCCAGCAGCTCGGCCTCGAAGCGGTGATCAACGCGGCGGATCTCGCCCAGCTCGCCCTGCCCGGTCTTCACGCCGACCGGCGGATCGCTGGCCCAGTCGACGCGCCAGCTTTCCACCCGCGCACCGGACCAGATCCCGGCTTCCAGATCGTCGCGCCGCAGGACGTCATCATCCAGCGCGCCGACCAGACCGCCCTGATCCGGCGCCAACCCGGCTTCCGCCGCGACATCGCTACCGCCAAAACCACTTCCGGCACGGCAGGTCACGCCCTCAAACACCAGATCATGGTCATGATCGGTGAAGCCGAAACGGGACGCGTCAGCGCGCGTCACGATCCAGCAATCACACACTGTGGTGACGCCCTCATCGAGCGCCGCCTGGATTGATGCAGGCACGGTTTTCATGATTACCTCCGGCAGGCTTTGCGGCCGTGTTCAGACTCTGATTTCGATCAGGGGGATGGAGAGCGCCGACGCCGCACCGGGCTCGTCGAGGGCGAGGTCGAGCCGCTCACTGGCAAAGCGCACCGGCACATCAAAGGCAAAACCGGCCGTGACCGCCTGCCCGGACGCTGGCGGATCAGCCAGCGTGACCCGCCCGTTCGCCGTATCGAGCGTGAAGTCGAAAGTCTCCACGCCCTCCACGGCAACCCGGACCGAGCCCTCGACCGGCTTGGTGATGGTGCGCGTCCAAAGCTCGCCGCCGCTCTCATAATGCTTGACCAGCTGGAACTGGGTCACTGCTCCATCGCCGGTGCCAATCAGCTGGTCGGCCGGATCCGGGGCCTGGTCCGGCGCGGCGGAGCGATTGTCGAACGGATCGCGAAAGCGAAACCCGTGCAACGGCCCGCGCCGCGCCTCGAAAAACCCGATCAGTGTGTGGATATCGGTCAGCGAACGCACGCCCGGCCCGACATCATAGCGGCGGCGACTATCGGCCCAGGACGTGTTGCGTTGCTCGCGGCCGGAGACCAGCGGCACGATGTCAGTGCGCCGCTCCGGCCCGCCGCTGGCACCGACGGAAACCGAGAACGGAAAGCGGACCTCGTGAAACACAGTCATGACCAGCGCCTCCCCTCATCCACCGCCCGCGCCAAGGAGCGGGCGATCCGGCCCCGCGATTGGGCAATGGCGCGTTCGCTGCTGTCGCTTGATCCCGGCGGCAGGGTCAGGTGGATATGGACAGTCTGACCGCCACCGCCGCTGCCCGATGGGCTGACCTGACCGGCCACGCCCGGCGTGAAGAGTTCGGGACCGCGCTCACCAACCAGATAGGCGCCGCCCGGCTGCACCGGCCCGCCCTCGGCGCGGGCACCATCCGGCGTGATCGCCCCCAGCGCCCGATCGATCAGCCCGGCCAGCGGTCGTTCGATCACCTGCTGGGCAGCCAGTCGGGCGAGGTCCGCCAGGATCGCCTCGGTCATGCGCGAGAAGTCCGCCTCGCCGGAGCGGGCCGCCCGACCGAGCGCCTGCTCGATCCGGCTGCCGGCCCGCTCGAAAGCGGTCTCCAATGCCTCGGCAGCGCGTTGGCCCGCTCCGTCGGCAAAGTCCTCCAGCGGGGTATCCGGACGGGATGAGGTCATGGCCTTGCCTCCTCTGTTGTGTCCGCAAATTCAGGATCAGGAAAACGGGTCCGCAGCGCCTCCAGCCCGGCCCGGTCGAGCGGGGCCTGGCCGCCGAAAGCCGTCAGGGCGCGCCATTCGACCAGCGACAGGCGCCAGACCTGTTCCGGCACCAGTCCCAGGGCGAGGCCGGCGCGCAGGACCAGCGCCCAGTTCATGGCGCGCTGCCAAGGTCGAAACAGTCAGCCACCGCCGCAGCGGCATCGCCGATATCGATCGGGGCGGCCTTCAGCTCATCCAGGCCGATCACCTCGCCGCCGCCGCGCGCCAGCACTTCGACGATCAACAACAGGCGTCCGGCGCCCAGCGTCTCGCCAGGCGGGCAGAGCGCTTCGATTTCCGCCAGGGCTCCCAGGGTGAGGCAGAGCGTCAACGTGCGCTCACCGATGACGAGTTCGACCTCGCCGCGTTGCCGGTTGGCCATCTCACAGCGCCTCGAAGACCAGCGGTCCGGCCGAGGCCAGGCTCATCGACCAGCTCGCCTCGCCATCATGGCGGCCGGCATAGTCCAGTGCCGCGACCTGGAAGGCGCCGGTCAGCGTGCCGAAATCAGGAATGAGCAATTGCCAGCTGTCCGCTGAGCGGTCGAAAAAGGCCTGACGGATCCGCGCATCGGCTGCCGCATCGACAAACACGCCCGAGCCGGAAACAGCACAGGTCTTCAACCCCGCCCCGTCCATCAGCTCGCGCCAGCCGCCGACACTGTCGGCATTCGTCACATCGACCAGACGGGCATTAAGCGAAATCGTCTTCAGCCGCAGGCCGGCGGCCGCCGTGAAGACCGGCGGATCTCCGCCATCACCGATACGGATCAGGATATCGCGGCCGGATTGGACACTCATGGCAGGGCTCCTTCTTGGGTTTGGCTTGCACGGCCCACAACCGCGCGCAGGCGCAGAAGGCCGCGTTTCAACCGCCGCTCGCGGGTCGAGAAGACGTCGCGATAGGCGGGGTTGAGTGTGATCAGGCGCCAGGGCTCGGGCAGAGCGGGTTCGGGCAGGTTTGGAAGTGCAGCAGCGCTGACACTGTCGGCCAGGGCGTCGAGCACTGGTCCCGGCTCGCCATCGCGATACCAGACGTCCAGCCCGAGCCTGACTTCCAGCAGGCGGACGCCGTCGGCACCGCTCTCATGGGTCTCGATACGGCCCCAGCTGGCATGCGGAAAAGCGGCGCGGGTCGAGCGCTCGTCATAAAGGCGGATCGGATCTCCCAGCAGGAGCATCACCGCCGGGTCACTGGCAAACTGCGCGGTCAGGGCTTCGCGCAAGGCCTCAATGACGCCGCTCACAACATCACCGGGCGATAAGGCGCGATCAGAGCCGCCACGCCAGGCGGCAGGGCACTGGCGCCATTGGTTTCAGCCAGATGCACGGTGAGCTGGAGAATCGCTTCGCGCAGCGGCGCCGGTACATCCCCGGGCTGGTCGCCATAGCCGCAGCGAAAGCGAATCCCGATCCCTGCCGCCGCCCGGCCCGGCAGAGGCCAGCTCTGCCCCGGCCTCAGAACGAGGCGTCCCGGATCGCTCAGCGTGTCGACAAAAAACGCCGCCGGATCAATCTCCGACGGCGCATCATCCAGCCCGTACACCGTGACCGCCTCCAGCGCGATCAGGGGCGGTTTCAACAGGCGAAACCGTGTCCCGAAGGCCGACAGACGCCCCTCGCCCCACCACACATCGCGCCGCTCCAGCCAGGTCTGGGCGATCAGGGCCCGCCCCGTATCCCGCTCGACACGTGCCCGCGCGGTTTGTATCCAGTGGTTGATCGCGTCATCCTGCGACGCATCCGTCACCCGAAGGCGATCCCTGGCTTCGGACAGGCTGACAGGCTCCGTGGTGGGCGGGTCAAGGAGTGTGAGGGACATGGGGGAGAACTCCAGGAGTGAAAGAAAAGGCAATCGGCGCATGAAGCTCGATCAAAACGACTTCATTCGACTGTTTGTTCTGGTCGTTGTGCCGTTTGCGAGCTTGTTGCTGATACCAGTCGTGCTACCTCAAGCCGGCCCTTTGATCTGGGCCGGCGCGGCCGTGATCTGGGTGCCACTGGCCGCCATCTCGTGCTGGTTTCAAGCCTACCCGCTCCTCGTCCTGTGGACGCTGATGACCCAGCGACGCTGGGTCGATAGTGATCTGGACGACCGCATTGCCGCGAGCTTTAACCTTCCGGGTAATGCCGACCCGCGCCCCAGCGCGGACTGAGCCATACATTCCTTGTCGGCCAGCAGGCCGTATCCGGTTTTCCAGCTCAGGGGTGAAACCGTGCAGCGGCGGCTGCGCCGCCCTTGACCTGGAAAACCGGATACGGCGACGTCCCGGCAAGGGATGTATGGCGGGGTGGGCGCCCGGAGGGGCGTCACACCAACGCTACAAACATTTGTCATCCCCGCCGGATGTCCCGCGAACGCGGGACGCAGGGCGGGGACCTAACTGTCTGCAATCACATAGGTCCCTGACTTTCGCCCGGCCTTCGCCGGGCGTCCATCAGGGATGACAAACAGGTTCCCGAACTCAGCTCACACCAAACTTCAGCAGCTTGATCGCTTCGAAATCCTGCACTCCGCCGCCGACGCGCTTGGTGGTGTAGAAGAGGACATAGGGTTTGGCGCTGAACGGGTCGCGCAGGACTTCGACGCCCTGGCGGTCCAGCACCAGATAGCCGCGGGCGAAGTCACCAAAAGCGATCGAGGCGCTGTCAGTGCCGATATCGGGCATGTCCTCGGCCTCGGTGACCGGATAGCCGAGCAGGGTCGAACTCGCCCCCTCGCCCAGCGCCGGCTGCCAGAGATAATTGCCGTCGGCATCCTTGAAGCGGCGCACGGCGGAGACGGTCTGGCGGTTCATCAGGAAGCGGCCCTTGGCGCGATAGGCGGTCTTGGGTGCATAGATGAGATCGATCAACGCGTCGGCGGGATCTGTCGCGTCAAACCCGCCCGCCGTGCCGGTGGCGACATAGCCGAGCTCGCCCCAGGCTTGGGTGCCCTCGGCGACGGCAGTGTAGTCCAGCAGGCCACGCGGCTTGTTGATGCCGTCGCCGGAGACAAAGGCGGCGCTTTCCTGGGCGGCGAAGACGTCGCGGACCTCCTCGGCCAGCCAGTCCTCGACATCGACCATGGCGTCATCGAGCAATTGCTGGGTGGCGGCCGGCATGGCGTAAAGCTCGGCGGCGGGAAACTCGATCAGTTCGAGACTGGGCGCATCGGTTTCCGGGCGGGCCGCCGTTTCGGACACCCAGCCCGTCGCCGCCCCGCCGCGCGAGACCGGCTTGCGGAAGGTGCCGGACGCGGTCTGGCGCACCGTGGCGATGGCGCGAATGGGTGAGGCTTCGGCCAGCAGCCGGTCGATCCGGGCCTCGGTTTCGGCCGGCACGACATGACCGCCCTCACCGGGCGTGCCGGCCGTGGCGGACTTGCCTTCGGCCAGCTGGCCGCTGCGCATATAGGCGGCAAAGCCCGTCGAGGCCGCCGACCTGTCGGCACCCGGAGCGAGGCCGGGACGGGCCGCTTCATGGACGAGACGGTCGAGCGCGGATTTCTGGCTGTCGAGCGCCTTGTCGATGCGGGCGACCTTGTCCTCCAGCAGCACATCGGCAGCGGCGCGGGTCTCGATCTCGGCGAGGCGCTGGTCATTGGCCTGTTTGAACTGTTCGAAGGCAGCCAGCAGCTCGCCCATCACCGCGCGGCTGTCACCGGTCGCGGCGGTCATCTTGGTTTCCTTGCTCACATAAATCTCCTGGGGTTGGAAAAAGGGTGGGAGTTGTCAAAAGGTGGAAAGTCAGGCGGCGACGCGGTTGCGCGCCGGAGCCACAAGGCGCAGGCGCGCCTGGGGCAGCATGGGGAAGGTCACGATGGAGACCTCCCAGAGATCGATCGCGGTCAGCACCCGGCCGCGCGCCTCTCGCGGCGTGGCGGCGCGGGTGCGAAAACCGATGGAAAGCCCGTCTACCGCGCCGCGCCGGACCAGCGCCGCCGTCGCCCGGCCCCGGGCCCCGGAGGTCAGGATCTCGCCGCGCACAAACAGGCCGCGCGCGTCCTCGGTGATCGAAGTCCACAGGCCGACCGGCTCGGACGGGTCGTGCTGGAACAGCATGGGGATGGTGCGGCGGGTGGCGAGCGAAGCAGCAAAGGCGCCACGCGCCACCACATCGCCGCCAAGGTCAGCCAGCCCGAACAGGCTCGCATGACCCTCGATGACGAGGGTGTCAGTCATGAGGGGGCTCCGGGTTTGGGAGGAAATGACGATTTACGGGGCGCGCCCCCACGCATTTTTCCCGGAAGCGCGCCAGCGCTATCCGGGACCAACGGGAGACTTAGCGTTTCAAGGCACGTTCGGTCGGTCCCGGCTCTCCGCCGCGTCTTCGCGCGGCTGCGGCCGGGAAAAGTGCGTGTTGCTCGGGCAGATGGGAGTTGGAATAGAGTTGGAAATTCAGCGCCGTCGGCGCGTAATCATCCATAAATCCCTTGTCAGCCAGCAGGCCGCATCCGGTTTTCCAGCTCAAGGGTGTAACCGCACAGCGGCGCTTCGCGCCCTTGACCTGGAAAACCGGATGCGGCGACGTCTCGGCAAGCGATGAATGGATGGGTGAGCGCAGCGGCGCCTCACTTTAAAATCGACGAAAAATCACTCCTCCATCCGCCGCTCGATCCGCACCAGGCTCTCCCTGGCCAGGCGCATCTCGGCTTCCAGTCTCGCCAGCCTTTCCGCCAGCGGGCTGGCGCGGTCGCTGACATGTTCGAGCTGGTCGAGGCGTTCGCCGACGCGGCCGGACCAGATCAGGGCGCCGGAGGTTTGCAGGAGGATGGCGAAGATCAGGCCGAGGGTGACCTGTTTCTGGACCGTCCAGTTGTCGATCTCACGCATGGCGCGCCTCCCCGGCTTCCTCGAGCGCGGCAAAGTCCGGCCGTATCTCGAGGTCAGGCACAGACCAGGGCCGCAGCCAGACGCTCAGGGCGCGGGCCATTTTCATCACCAGCGGACGCACGGTCTGGCGCAGGAAGGCGGCATTGGCTTCGGCGTAATTGGCGTGGGTATTGTCGCCGGGCAGGCCCAGCAGAAGCGGCGGCACGCCGAGCCCCAGCGCGATCTCGCGGGCGGCTTCGCGGCGGGCGGTGGTGAAATCCATCTCGGCCGGGCTGAGCGCCATCGGCGTCCAGTCGAGCCCGCCTTCCAGCAGCAGCGGCCGGCCGGCATTGGCGGCGCCGGTATGGCTGGCTTCCAGCTCGGCCTTCAGGCGTTCGAACTGGTCCGGCGAGAGCTGGCCGTTTTCGCCCTTGAAGACCAGCGCCCCGGACGGCCGCGCCGCATTGTCGAGCAGGGCGCGCGCCCAATCGGAGCCGGCAGTATGAAGATCCAGCGCCCGGCCGACCGCCTCCAGCGGTGACAGGCCGTAATGATCATCGCCGGGATGAAAGAGGCGGATGTGGAAAACCGGGCTGCGACCCGAGACCCGGTCCCGCTGGAAACGCCGCTTCCGGCCGGCGGCGGCGTATTCCCACCCGTCCGGCCAGCCGGTCGGCCCGGCCAGCACACGCATACGATCCGGCCGCAGAAGGTGTAGCGCGCGGGGTTCATCGGCCAGGCTGGCAAGTTCCAGATAGGCATTTCCCGCCAGCTGTAGATAACCATAGAGACTTTCCCACAGCTCCGGCCCGGACTGGTCCGGATTGGGCATGTCGAGCAGGCGGGTGATGGCACCGTCCGACGCGGCGAGCGGCACCGAGGCCGCCGCCTCCGCCGTCAGCCGGACACAGCGATGGACAATGGCATTGCGGGCATAGCCGGCCTGCATCATCGCCGGCAGCGCGCGCGGCGACCAGGCCGACCGCGTCCCCGCCGTCAGGGCAATCAGACGGCTGGACAGAGCCGATTTTTCCTCCCGGCCAAACAGCCGGTCGAGCCAGTGGGGCATGGTGGGCTCCTTTCTGGATTGAAGTTTGAAACGGGTGACTAAAGCCGCCGCAGACGCGGCGCGCCCGTCCGGCCCAGCACGAGATCGCTGATCGCCCAGACCAGCGCATCGACGCGGTCGGGGCTGGATTTGGGGCCGTCGGGCGCTCCAAAGGCGCACATCTGGTCTTCCAGCGCCGGGAAGGGTCGCGCATGGCGGACCCGTCCGGCGGCATAGAGGGCCGCAACCGGTTCGGCGCGGGCACGCTTGCCGCGGCTGGCATGGACGAGGCGCACCGGCAGTCCCGGCGCGGCGGCCTGCAGGACCGAGCGCACCATTTCGCCGCCCTGGTTGGCTTCGGCGATGAGGGCGTCGGCGCTGTAATCGTCAAAGGCGGAGGCCGCCCGCGCGGCCCAGTCGGCGGGCAGAGCGGGACCGAAGGACAGGTCCGCCAGCACCACGGCAATCCGCGCCGGGCCCTCGCCGTGCGCGCCGGCCACCACAATCCCGCATTCATCGGAGCGCGGACCGCCGGTCGCCGGCGGGTCGAGCGCAACGACGATGCGGTCCAGCTCCGGCATCTGCCCGGCAGCAAGGCGCGCCGCCTCAATCTTGGGCCGTGTCCACAAGGCGCCATCGGGATCATCGATCAACAGGCCTTCCACCTCCTGCCGCCCCAGCATCGAGCCGCCATAGGCGGCGTTGAGCGCCTCGACAAAGCCGGGCGCCAGATTGGCGGCATTGGCAGCGGTCGGCTGATGGGTCACACGGATGGGACCGCGCGGATCCCAGGCCTTGACCAGGGCTTTCAGCGCCGGGATCGGGCGCGGTGTGGTGGTCAGCAATATCCGCGGCGCGCCGCCCAGCCTCACCCCCATGCGCAGCGTGTCGAGGACACGTTGCGGGTCCGGCCAGGCCGCGAACTCATCACCCCAGGCATAGTCAAATTGCGGCCCGCGCAGCCCGTCCGCATCCTCGGCGGAAAAGGCATAGGCCTGGCTGCCGGATGGAAAGACCAGACGCTTTCGGCTGGCCTCATAGCGCGGTCTTTCCATTGCGCTTCCCAGATGTTTCAGGCCCGAGGGCCCCTCAATCATCACTTCGCGGACATCATTGAAAGTCGGCCCCACCAGGGCGATCCGGCTGACCGTACGCAGCGCCCGGTGGCGCACCCATTCGGCGCCGGCGCGGGTCTTGCCGGCACCGCGCCCACCCAGGAAGAGCCAGGTCAGCCACTCACCCGGCGGCGGCAGTTGCGGGCCCGTCGCGCGGTGGCGGAAGTCGGTATGGATCGCGTCTCTTTCCTGACGATCCGCCTCCTTGTGCCACGCCCTCTCCCGCTCGCGCATCGTCTGCATCCAGAATGTATCGACGAAGGAAAGCATCGTCGCGAGCTTGCTGGGCTGCGTCATCGATCGCGTCCTCTTCGTCTGTTGTCTTGGGTGTTGAGAGGCTTTCCGATGCTTCGGTCCTGGCGCGGTCGACCTTGCGGAGCGCCGCATCGGCATTGGCCAAGCGTGTCGCCTTGAGGGGGTCGCCCCTCAGAAACTCGATCTCCACCTGCCGACGGCGACGCTCCAAAGCCTCGTCGCGGATCGCATCCAGCTCTCCTGGGTCAAGCGCCCGCAGCTCATTGATCCGCTTGCGCATGTGGGCGGTTGTGAGGTTGAAGGATTTGGCAATCGCCTCGACCGTCTCGCCGTTCAGGAACATCAGATATCCAGGATAGATATCCATCTTGTCGCGGCGGCCGCGTCCGGGTTTTCCAGTCATGCCGAACAATAGGCCGACGCCGCGACCGGGCGGATATCGTCCACGAAAAAACCCGCAACCGACTGGACGGTCACGGGTTCTTCGGGACAGATACGGGGATAGTCGCGGGTTTATCCCCGCGATCGGACCCCGCCGGGGGGAATGTCACTGGTTTCATGGCAAAGGACGATCGGTGGCGCGTCCTGCTTGATGGCCGTTGTGACGAATTTGGCTCGAATTTGAAACACCGGACCGCGAGCAGGGTTGCGCGCCGGTAAAGCCGATCGTGAAAATGCCGGGCATTCGGGACGGGCGGGAGCCACTCCCTTGTCATCCCGGGTGGACGCCCGGCGCAGGCCGGGCGCAGGCCGGGCGCAAGCCCGGGACCTGGCTGGTGGCGGGCACATGGGTCCCCGCCATGCGTCCGGCCTGCGCCGGACATCCTGCGGGGATGACAAGTGTGGGAGGGGCGTTGTTGCCAGGCTGGCGTGAGCCGCCCCACTGCACGACGGCAACTCCCAACCGTCATCCCACGGTCGATGCGCAGCAGCGATCCGGGGGACCTTTGCTTCGCCGGTGACAGGGTGGACGAGGTCCCCCGGACAAGCCGGGGGATGACGGTGGAGTTGGGGGAGATTTCGAATTGCAT